TCGGCGCACAGGTTGATTTCGTAATAGCCGCCTTCCTTGGTGCCGTCTTGCCACGCCTTCCAACCGGTACACCACCCATAGGCCCCACGGGTATGATCCGGGGAAACGGTGATCACAGGCTTTTCCAACTTCCCTTCAAAGAAGGCTTTGTTGAACTTTGAAAACAAGGTTTCAAGTTCATCAATGACCGGTTTCAAACTGACTTCATTCATGGTGCTTACTCCTATTGAACACTATATGTGCTCGATTTAGTTAAAAAAAAGTTCCTGAACCGAAACGCCAAAGAAATTGGAAATGCGAACCTTCACTTCATCACGGGGAACCCGTTCATCACGCTCATACATGGCATAAGAAGATTTGGTGATCCCAAGTTCCTTGGAGATTTCGTCTTGGGTTCTGCTCCCACGCAGTTCCCGAAGTTTCTTGCCAACACTCATATTTGCACATCCTTTCTTCAGAATTAGAACAGCCAAAGCCCCAACAAGCAATTTCCGGGCGGTCATATCTTTTATATGGGGATTGATACCCAATACCCGAACCCATAAACCGGGGGCGCTCATGTTGTCGCTGTTGCCCTGCCATCATCAGCACCGGTGGGGCGGTTCCGGTGGACGGGCCATCAGGCCCGTTTCGGCTTATTCAGCATCCATATATTTTGCAGAAACCTTAATCATTGATTCTGCAACCGCTTTATCGGTTGCACCCCGATAAGTTTTATTGAACAGGATATACACAAGACTAAAGGTTATATCATCAGAAGAATCATAGGCAACTTCAAGAGTAGCTTCCGGGCAATCTTCCATGGTCTTTTCGTGGGGAAGGGTAAAAGCGTGGGGCACACCATAAGTGGTAAGCATTTCATCCAGTTTTTCAAGCAAAGTATCATCCATATCAGGGTGTCCTTCCCGATCCTTAATGGTGACATAGGTATCAAAAACATGAACCTTCATTTTCAAATCCTCCCAATCAGTTCGTGCACCTTTTGTGCTCGTCTGATTATCATTATACACGATATGTGCTCAAAGTCAAGCACAACTGAACACAAATTGTGCACAAAGAAATGTGTTACTAATTGTGCACATCGACGGATTGACTTTGTGCACATAATGTGTATAATAAATTATAGAAAGACTTCTGAAAGGGGTGCACTTATGCCGAAGTTTTCTGATCGGTTCAAGCAATTACGAACCGAACGCCGCCTATCTCAACAGAACTTGGCGGATCAGCTTGGGTTTTCCAAAAGTAGTGTGAATATGTATGAACGGGGCGAACGGGAACCGGGCCTTGAATCTATGGAAACCATAGCAGACTATTTTAATGTTGATTTGGATTACCTCATGGGTAGATCAGATATTCCGAACCGGAATGAATGGTTGAAAAGCATCAATAAATCTGTGGTAGTCGAACCTTCACAACCACAGGTGAAGTTTGATAATATCATCCCAATTTCTACAAAGCGTTTTCCTCTACTCGGTGACATTGCTTGCGGTAAACCCATCATGGCAAACGAAGAAAAGGAACTATATGTGGAAGCTGGTGCCAACATTCGTGCTGATTTCTGCTTGAAGGCCAAGGGTGATTCCATGATCGGGGCCAGAATCTATGACGGGGATATTGTGTTCATCAGAAAACAGGAAATGGTGAACAATGGCGAAATTGCCGCTGTTATCATTGATGATGAAGCAACCCTGAAGCGTGTGAATTACTATCCCGAAAAAAATCTATTGATCCTGAAGGCTGAAAACTCCAACTATGAAGATTTAGTTTATACCGGGGAACAGTTGGATCATATCATCATTCTTGGTAAGGCCGTGGCCTTCCAAAGTGATGTAAGATAGAAGGTGGCTGGATGAAGAAGTTTTTGAAAGGCTTTGGGATCTTCTTTTTCAGTTTCGGGTTTATCGTCTACACAATCATGTTTTTTACGGAAGCGCCAGAACTCCGCCCCGTATTCATTATGATGGATGTCATTATGGGGTTCTTCCTGTTCCTGCTTCTGCGAAAAAGAAAGCCAAAACAGAAGGCCCCACCCAAAACAGAACCCACCGTTCAGGTTCATTCCAATCTGAACCCGGAACGGGCTATTAAATCCATGCCGGGGGCCTATACCGTAGCAGAAGCCAAAAACCATGTGCGGATTGTTCAAGATTGCTTGAACATCTTTGAAAAAACGAAGAACCTTGAAACATTCTTTTCCCGCTATGAATATGGTATGCAAATAGCCCTGACGGTGGATCAAGCGGCCAAGGCCGGAATCATCCCTTACACATCCGATCTTCCAGCTTCTTTCTTCAAGGCGGCTGATAGTCAGAAAGAACGGGTTTTGTTGGATTCCTATTCCGATCAGAAAGCCAAGATTGATGAATTGAAAACCGCAAAGGCCAAAGCCACCCATTGGAACCGGTATCTGAACACCCTGAAAGAATACGAAGATCAATATTCCATGAACCCTGATTCTGAATATCCTGAAGTTCTGGAACAGGTCAAAGGTGAACTTGCCAAACTTGATCTGTCCACATCTGTTCCGCCGTCCAATCCCTGAAAACACAGGAAAATCAAGGCTTTGGAACAGGTGGAACAGATAAAGCGCCGGTTATCTATATACTCTTTTTCTTTTATATTTTTTTTATCTACTCTCTGAAGTAATATAATATCTGTTCCAAGTGTTCCATTCTCTCAAAGTCACACCCCGCAAGGATTTTAAGCGGAACGGATATGGAACAAATGCAAAAAAAAAATGACCGCCCCCGGTCTTGCACACCGGAAGCGGTCAGGCGAAACAAACCCTTTTGAAGTTAATGTTTCAAACGCCATTGAACATTATATCACATGGGGTTTAGCTTTGCCATACCCAATTTTGAAAGTTCAGGTGATATAATGCGAAATCCAAACGGGTATGGAACGGTTGCAAAGCTATCAGGTCAACGCCGCCGCCCATACATTGTGAAGAAAACCATAGGTTGGAATGACAAAGGCCACCCCATCTATGACATTATCGGCTATGCTGAAACCCGTGAAGCCGGGAACATCATGCTTGCTGAATACAACCGTGATCCTTGGGATGTTGACCGGGCCAAGATCACCCTTCAACAGCTTTTTGACCTCTGGAAAGAAAAGAAGGCCCCGAAGCTGGGGGAATCCAACCGTTCTTCCCTCTGTTCAGCGTTCAAGCATTGTTCAGCGTATGTGAACAAGCCTTATAAACAACTGCGATCCTACCAAATGCAAGAAACCATTGATGGTTGTGGGAAAGGGTATAGCACCCAAGCGGCCATCAAGAACTTGTGGGGCCACCTTGACCGGTTCGCCCTTGAAATGGATATAATAAACCGGTGCTTCTCCGAACTTCTGACTTCTGATCCAATACCGCCCACCAGCCGCCTTCCGTTCACCAACGATGAAATCAAAACGGTGTGGGAACATCAGTCTGATCCTTGGGTTGATACGGTTTTGATCTTGCTATATTCCGGGTGGCGTATCTCTGAATTTCTGAACCTGAAACCTGAAGATATAGACTTGAAGGAAGGCACGATGAAGGGCGGCACCAAAACGAAAGCCGGTAAGAACCGCATTGTTCCCATCCATCCAAAGATCAGGCCCTTGATTGAACGGCGGCTTGCCGAAGGTGGCCCCCGGCTGATCAGCTACAACGGGAAGATTTGCAATCAAACCCAATATCGGATATTTTGGGCGGATATTATGAAGGCCCTGAAGCTGAACCATACCCCGCACGAATGCCGCCACACCTTTGAAACCCAACTGGACAGCGCCGGGGCAAACCGGAAGTGTATTGATCTTCTCATGGGCCATGTGTCCAAGGACACAGGAAACCGGGTCTATAATCACAAGACTTTGGATGAACTGAAAAGCACCGTTGAACTAATTCAGTAAGCCCTTGAATTTTGTCAAATCCTATGGTATTCTTTTGATGGTGCTACCGATAAACGGCAAGTGGTTAGTTCCCCTGACCAGATCAGGGGCGCTTCTTGCCCCCTGATCTTTATAGAAAGGGGGGCTGTCAAATGGTTACATATTCTGATCTGATTCAGACAGGTATTTTAATCGTTGGCATTATTGCCCTGTTCATGCAGGCCAATAAAAAGAAGTAACCGCCCGGCTCCCAACCTTGCGGTTACTTCTGTAATCCAGTAGGGGAACCAACCGTTTGCCGGTGGCACCCTCGTTCTATGTTCAGTATAATTCAAAGCCGCTGAAATGTCAATAGGGGCCGTTCAAAGCGGTGAACATTATAGGCCGATGAACACTGAACTATTAACACGATAGTAACAAGAAAGGCGGGAAACCCCGGAAAACCGGGACTTCCCGCCTAATCTGTTTTTATCGTACCACAGACAAGAATGATGACATTGCTGGGAAGTACCCCGTGGCAGAGCAGGGCATCGTTTACAACAACATTCTCGACGTGGTAAAGGGTCAAATCGTTGCGTTCACCGAA